ACCCAGGACGATCCCATGAGGGGGTCCAAGGTTTGGTTCGAGTGCGGCAACGACAACGTCGCGTTCGACTTGAACTTCCTGCTCAATCGCCAGCTCGAGTTCGACGACTACGTCTGGCAGCTTGCGCGCTACGTCTGCAAGTATGGCCAGGACTACGAGCGCCTGTTCGTCCAACCGGGTCGTGGTGTCATCGCAACGGAGCCCCTTCCTCCTGCACTGACCCGCCGCGTGTACGACAACCACGGCATGCACATGGGTTACATGGTCAGCCCGACCGGGACGTACACCATTGCTCCCCAGAAGTTCTACGAGCTGCTGAAGTACCGCGAGTCCCACAAGGAGATGAACTTCAGGGGCTACATCAACCACTTCAACGCGCTCGCGTTCGAGCCTTGGGAGATCGCGCACTTCAGGCTGGTGTCGAACGACAGGCTCGACCAGTACGGCCACTCCATCCTTGAGTCGTCCCGCTACCTCTACAGGCGGTTGACCATGCTCGAGGACGCTGTCGTGGTGCACAAGCTCACGCGAGCGCCCAGTCGATACGTCTTCTATGTTGATGTTGGCCACTACTCTGGCATCCAGGCGCTCGAGCAGGTGAGACGCGTCAAGGACGAGTTCAAGAAGCAGAAGTTCGTCAACCCCAGGACGGGTAAGCTCGACATGAGCTACAGCCCTCTTGCGGTCGACGAGGACATCTTCATCCCGATGTCGAGTGATCGCGGTCAGGCGGTGAACGTCCAGACCCTTCAAGGTCCTGACTACCAGTCGGTTGAGGACGTCCGCTACTTCCAGCGCAAGATGGGCCGCACCACCGGTATCCCCAACTTCGGCCAGGACGACGATCGCATGGCACGCCCCATGGCGAGCCTCGACACGCGTTTCGCGGCCAAGACGCTCAGGGTTCAGTCTTCGATCAGGGCGGGCGTGAAGTTCATGGCAGATGTTCACCTGATCGCAACCAACCGCGATCCCAGGACATTTGACCACCGGGCTCAGATGACCGCTCCGAGTGCCATCCTGGAACTGACACGCCTCGAGGTGATGAGCGCGAGGGCCGACCTCATCTCAAGGTACGAGAATTACGTCAGCTTGAGGTGGCTGATGACCACGGTCATGGGTCTATCCGAGGAGGAGGCTGTCGCCCTCATGGTGCAGCGCCAGGAGGAGATCGACTACATGCAGGCCGCTGAAACAGAGCGCGGTCTCGAGGCTGAGAAGCGGATGACACTCATGTCCAAGGAGCTGCTTGGTGAGGATGTGGCGAAGCATCGTGCCGTCTTCGCGGAAGGCTATGTTCGCCACAAAAACCACCTCAAGGCGGACCGTGGAGCATTTGGGGTCACCCCGCAGGAGTTCACCAGCGGCCGGGAGGATATTGACGCTGCCCGCCTCATGAATGATCTCCAGTCGAACCATAAGGACCTGTACAGAAAGATCGTCGAGCTTCAGGGCCTTGTGAAGCAGGTCAGGGACACGACGGCCTTCCGACAGCACTGAGCGTAGGTGAAATCGATTTCACGCCCCACTCAACAGCAGTTGTTTCTGAGTGGGGTTCGTTCCAAACTGTCTGCACACCGGCTCTCGGGCCGAAACCGCCCGTTCGGGGCACTAACAACTTCATCGAGGTTGCCATGAGGCGCTACATGAGTGAGAGCGACTGCGGTTGCGGTTGCGGAGGGTCCGGTGGCTGTGGCGACCGGCAGGAGGAGAGCAAGATGGGTAAGAAGATGCACAACGTCACGTTCCCCGAGGGGGTCATGGAGGGCGACCTCGTCATGGACGAGGAGGGCAACTACTTCGAGGTCGTGTCGTTGGGTGAGTCCGACGAGATGGATCACGAGGAGGGCCTCGAGGAGCGTCGCAAGCGTCGCAAGAAGAAGCTGACCGGCTACCGGATGCAGAAGCAGAAGGGCGGTGGCTACAAGAAGGTGCGCTTCCGTCGCACCGCCAAGGACATCCGCGATGCGGAGCGTTCCTACCGCAAGAACCGCGCGAAGAACCGCATCCGCTCCAAGCAGTACCGTCGCCGCAAGGGCAAGGCTCGCCTGGGTCTTCAGCGCAAGCGCCTCCAGCGCGGGCGTCGCGCTGCCGGGATGCGTGAGATGAAGCACCACGAGATGATGGAGTCGATCCGCGACATCAACGTGGCCATCCTCCAGATGCAGGAGTCCATCAACCTCGCCCTCGAGGAGGGTCTCATGGATCAGGTCGAGACCGATCCTGCCGGTGGCTTCGACATCGACATCCTCCAGCCCGAGATGGACTACGGCTCCGCGCTGAGCACCAACGCCATGATCGCGAACAACCTCGCGATGATGGGCGGTGCCGCGTCGCTCGGGATCCAGCTCGAGTCGCTCGAGGAGTTCGCTGAGGCGATCGCCGAGGACGCCGAGGCCTACGAGGAAGGGGAGATGTCCGAGAGCGAGGCGCTTGACTGCGTCCGCTACTCCTCGGCCATCCTCTCGCAGGTGATCGAGGCCATCGAGGACCCTTTCTGAGGGAGGGGCGGGAGCCCTCGCCCTATGCCATCGCGCGTAGGGTTAAGTCTGCGATCGACACCAGTAAGGACCGCTTCAATGTGGACCTGAAGTCGATCGGGATCGAGGGCTTCCGGGTCGAGATTCGCCTTGACGACAATCCCGACAAAGGGGTTGATGTTGTGCTCACCATGACCAATGATGGGCAGGCGGATGCGACTTTCTTCGCGGTCATTCGTAACCGGAAGCGGAACGTAGCTCGCGAAGTCATCCCTCCCCAGGAGGCACCTTCGGTCATCAGGACCCGCATTCGGAAACTGATGACCTGACCACCCAGGCGACCTCGACATGGGGTCGCCTTTCTTCTGGAGCCCAAAGTGCGGATTCTTGAGCACATCGATCACCACCTTGAGGACGTTCGTAGACGTCGTGGCGACGATGTGCGAAAGGACGATGTCCGGGAGAAAGGCGGCGGCAGGCGGAAGCGTCGCACCAGTTACCGTTCGGGAAGGCTCGAGCTGATCGGCTACAAGAAGCTGAAGCAGCTCCCCAAGGTTTCCACGGATCTTAAGAAGAGCCTGGGCTTGTCCGGGCGGAACAACAAAAAGCGAACGATCGCACTCACCCCTGCGGCCAGCAGGCAGCGTTGGCGTGACTACTGAGGGTTCACCATGAGCAACTCGACCAAGCAGCTCCTTACGGAGACGTACAAGTTCCAGTTCCACATCGAGGAGTCTCAGTCAGGCCTCCTCAGAGCCTCGGGTCGTTTTGGTCGGTGCGATGTGCCGACTGCCAACGGCAGGGTCTACCCCCGTCACCTGATGATGCGTGAGTTCAAGCGCCTCGGTCCCCTCATGGAGGGTCGTGGCCTTTTGGGCGAGCTGGACCACCCTGGCGACGGCAAGACTTCGCTCAAGCGCGTGTCCCACGTCATCACCCATCTCGAGATCAAGGAGGACAACTCCGTCTTCGGTGTCTGGGAGGTGATCCCCGGGACCACGCACGGTAAGCAGCTCCAGGCGCTCGCCGACGCGAACGTACAGCTTGGCGTGTCCTCGAGGGGCTTGGGGTCGGTTATCAGGGATCGTCAGGGCAACTCGGTGGTGCAGGAGGACTTCAAGCTTCTCACTTACGACGTCGTCGCCGATCCGGCTGTTGGCGATGCCGTGCCCGAGATGTTCTACGAGGGCTACATCCCCAACAGCACCACCATCAGCGAGGTCGCCTTCAACCCGAACGCCGAGGCTGCATTCATTCAGCGCCTCAAGGAGGAGGGCGTTGACAACATCGATGCCCTCATCGCGAAGGTGCGTGAGCAGGCGATCGCCGAGAGCCGCAACCAGCGGCCCTACGCAGTCCAGGGCAACCGCTCGGCCCACGCCCCTGACGTGGCCGACCAGATCGAGAGGTCGCGGGCCGGGGCTTACGAGCGTGGCCTGTCCGATGGTGTCGACAAGTTCATGAAGAACGACTTCGTGGGCAAAGACATCGCCACCATGCAGACCATTCGAGAGCACATCGTCTCGACGACGGACATCGAGAGTGAGCTTCTCGAGCAGGCCGAGAACATCCGTCAGGTGCAGGAGATCCGGATCGAGAGTATGGAGGAGGAGATCGTTCGTCGCGACGATATGATCGCCCGGCTCTCGGGCCAGCTCCGCGAGCAATTCGAGACGAGCCTGATCGCGCACCACATCGCCCGGGTTCCTGATGAGCATCGCCAGCACTTCGTCGAGATGGTTGGCCCTACTCGCGAGTTCGGGTCAATCGAGCTTCTGGAGAACCATGTTCGCGTCGTGGCCAACGAGTTTCTCACCACTGGCAGGTACTACGACAACGATGTCGAGTCGATTCTGTCGGTCTACGAGGACCTCAATGAGGCGTACGATGCCATCGACGAGCTTCAGGGCGAGATCTCCGGCCTGAAGGGCAAGATCGCCTCCTATGCCGAGTCTATGGGCGACCTTCGTGGTGAGTTCGAGAACCTCTCCGCACACATCGACGAGCAGTCGGGCCAGATCGAGGTCGCCGAGCGTGCCCTCGGTGAGGAGCGTGATCGTACGCGGCGCTACCGGCTTCAGCTCCAGAAGGCTGTTTCGAGCCTGTCTGAGGTCAAGGAAATCATCGGTGCAGCCGAGCGAGCCAAAAAGGCCCTGTCTGAGGAGAACCAGCTCTGGAAGGACAAGGCTGTTGAGCTTCGCGAGCACCTGTCTCGTCACACGGACCTCCTTCGCCAGCAGTGTAAGACCTCGAACAGACTCGAGGAGCAGGTCGAGTCCATGCGCAGGCGAGAGAGGGAGATGGGTCATCTCCTCGAGGAGTCCAAGCTCGACGCCTACAAGTACGAGAAGGCGTTCGGCTCGCAGGATCCCAACGGGGTGTTCAACATGCTTGCCGAGGCCCGCTCGAAGGAGCAGGTTGACAGCTTCGTTGCCCGGCTCAACGAGTCGCGCATCCCGATGCAGGTGCACAGCTCCTTCCGTGGGGGTAGTCAGATCCATGACCACCTCATGACGGAGAGCACGGTGCACTCCATGAACCAGCGCATGCAGAACATGCGCTCGAATGTGTCGGTTCAGCCCGGAGCGCGACCTGATCTCCTCTCGGAAAACAACACTAACCATGTTGAATCCTCGAGTGGACCGGCCCTAGACTGGCCAACACAGGAGGTTACGGAGTCTAGGACTCCCGCACCATCCCCGTCCCCCGGACTTCCAGGGCTCGATCCCTCCAAGATGCTTGGGATGATCAAGAGGCACGCCCCAGAGTGATCCAAGGACCACAACACCAATAACGCGCGTGCGTGCAGCGTGCGCCGCTTAAAGAGGTCGCAACATGTTCGGAAACTTCCAGGCGCGCAACGCTGCGCCGAACGGCAACTTCAACACGCACCAGTCGATCAACAACCCCAACTTCGTGAACCCGATGGTTCAGAAGTGGGGCGACTTCCTCACGCACATCAACGAGAGCCACAACCGCTCTCAGTCGCACAAGCGTGTCCTGTCGATGGTGCTCGAGGAGACCTACAAGGCCATCCCGAGCTTCATCTCGGAGTCGATGGGCGGCTTCCTCGCCGAGTCGGCCGACACGCGTACCTCGGCGATCGCGTCGTACGCGAACACCATCTTCCCCGTGCTCATGCGCGTGTTCCCCAACCTGATCAGCCACGAGCTGGTCAGCATCCAGCCGATGGCTGGTCCGGTCGCCGCGATCTTCTTCTTCGAGGGGAAGTACGGCACCAACAAGGGCGCGATCAAGCAGGGCCAGAACGTCGTCCAGACCTTCGACGCCAACTACTCCTCGCAGCGCGTCACGTCCGAGGCGCTCCAGCAGGGTGACGGCGTGAACCTGGGTGGCGGCGGCAACCCGTTCTCGATCCTCCTGGGCTTCCGCCCCGTCCTCCCGAAGGGCTCCTCGGTCGGCAACGACGTCGAGGTCCGCATCTACGAGTTGGACAGCTCGGGCACCGTCGTCCAGTCCGCCGTCGACAACGGCCAGGGCGCCTTCGTCTTCAGCCCGGCCGGTGGCAACACCTCGGGCTCGATCGACTACGCCACGGGTCAGGTCACGGACTTCAAGTTCGAGTCGGCCCCGGCCTCCGGCAACATCATCTTCGCGGACTACCAGTACAACATGGAGGGCAACGAGCTGGTGCCCAACCTGTCGCTGGACGTCTCCTTCGAGCCCCTGGTCGCCGAGGAGCGCAAGCTCAACGCCGTCTGGAGCTTCGAGTCCGCTCAGGACCTCGCGTCGCAGCACGGCATCGACGCCGAGAACGAGCTGATGACGATGGTGAGCAACCAGATCGGTCTCGAGATCGATCGCGAGATCATCAACGACATCTTCAACAGCGTGACGTTCACCGGCGTCTTCAACCGCACGGGCGGTGGCTCGGGCGTCGCCGAGATCGACCACCTTCGTACGATCTTCTCGGAGATCTCGAAGGTCTCGGCCGACATCCACACGGCGACCAAGCGTGGCCTCGCGAACTGGATCGTCACGTCGCCCCAGGTGACCGCGATCTTCCAGCAGTTCCAGACGCACGGCGACTTCATCCCGGCGTCGCCCACCGAGGCGCGTCCGATGACGTACGGCAACCGTACGTCGGACTACGGCATCTACAAGGTCGGCGCCCTGATGAACCGCCTCGCGGTCTACCAGGACCCC